TTCTCCGTATCTAATAGTTATAATATTAACCGTGATAAATTGGAAATAAACCAATTTGGTTAACGTTAGTAGCATGAACAGTCCATGATGCAGTAGCAGCAAGATCAGCATTTGCAGGATATGCAGTTGCACTTCCAGCCCATGTAAATCCTTTTGGATGCATTATATTACCCCATCTAGATAGAACAGTTACTAATCCACCACCATTACCAGCTAATTCATTTCTTTCAATTGCAGTAGGATTAACTTGTGCAATATCGCTATAATGAATAGCACCAGCTTTAGCTAAAAAAGAAACTTTAATAGAAGCAGGTAGGTTAGCAGTTAACGATTGGTTGTTGATAATAAGTCTAATTTTTCCACCTAAAATAGTAGAGAAATTGAAATTACCGTCTACAACTGGAGCAACATCAAGAACGTTTTCTTTTCTCATAATGTTGTAAGTTGCAGTAGTTACTACTAAATAGTAAAAAGGTTCTTCAAATTCACCTTTAATTTCAGTAATAGCATCTAATAGCGTATCAAAGAAAGTACTTCTTGATTGACTAGCACCAGTAGAATTAGCAAATAGTGGATTTGGAACATCACTACCATTTGAACCAGTGTAGAAACCAAAAGTTCCAACTTTAGCAGCAGGATCAGAAGTACCAATAGCTGTTGCACCAAAGATTTTATCAGCAATACCATTAAGCATAGATCTTAATTGTAGGTCTTCTCTTCTTGCTCTAACTGCAGCAAATTGAGATCCTAAATATGCTAAACCATCTACTTTTGAGATTAGTTTTTGAACTGACATTTCTTGTGCAGCTATATGATCAATATTTTTGATATATACTGCTGATTTATTTGATACTGCCATTTGATTAATAGCAACATCAGTTGCAGTTTCGTTCTGTTTATTAAAAGTAGTTGGATCAGTAAAATCTAACCATCTTAATGTACCAGTGTAATTTTCACCTGAATCATTGATTCTTGCGTCAGAACCAACCATAGCAGTTGATGTTAATAACGCAGCATCAGCTCTTCCAGCTTGTTCGTAAGCAGAAATTGCTCTTGCAATGTTATTAAAGTTTGAACTTATTACAGTCATTTATTTATTTTCCTTTTATTATTTAAAGCACATAACTGTGCGGTTATTATTATAAAAGATAGGTCTTATTGAGACCAATCTCCGGCAACCTTGACATGCCCTTTGCTAACAGCATTAAGCATTTCATCAGTTGTCATATCTTTTATAGATGACACAGGAGTAGTTCCTGTACTTGGTTTGGCTGGAGTTATTCCAGAACCCATGTTCGCTTTAACAGAAAATAAGAATTCATTATTATCGTCCTTAGCATAACTTGACACTGTCTCATCAATACTAGTTCCGTTTTCATTCACCCAATTTCCTAAAGCGTCTTTCTTTAAACTTTTTACAATATCTGAATAGGCCATATTAGCGGCTTTTTCAGATTTAAAGTTTAAAGAGTTAAGCTGAGTACGCACGGCATTATCTCTGCTTAATTCTGTGTTCTTTTGTTCATAAGCCTCAAGTTTAACATTCATTTCATTTAGTTTTATTTGCATAGCTTCAGAGTGTTTACCTTGTTGTTCAAGGCTAGAAATTTCAGCTTGGCGTTTCTCTACTTTAATTTTCTCAATTTCACCTAGAGCGTTATCTCTTTCTTTGTATGCATTATCTAAATTTAATTTTATATTAGATATAGCTTTTGAAACCTCTTCATCAACCATTTGTTTTACATCTGGTTGTTTAGTTTCATTTGCTGTTTCTTCTTTTACTTGAGTGTTGTTTTCAATGTTTTCTGACATTTATTTTTCCTTTGGACACGGCCTTAGTTATATTTGAATTTAAAAACAAAAGATTAATTTGATAATTCTTCTAATTGTTTTAACGAAATTAATTTACCATCTTTATTAGAAAATTGAGAAAATTTAACTTTTCCCGAGTTAAATAAAGTAACTCTTTCTTGGTTTCCTAATACAGCCAGTTTAACTTGGTTCGGTTGGCTTGATAGCCATTCCGGATAAGTTGTTTTACCTGGTACTTGACCATTGATAGAGGCACGACGACTATCTGATAATCCAGCAATTTTTCGTTTTTGTAATCTATTATTGTTTGTATTTAATAATTGATTAGCACTTTTTATTACAGGTATAGTTGTTGATCTACAATTAAAATGCTGTGGTGGTTGTGGTGCATTTTTATTAGTTAATGCATAAACTTTACCATCTAATCTTCCACAAATTAAACTAGTTCTACTATCCAAGGTAGCCACATATTGGTAACCTTGAACAACATCATCATTTAATTTATATGTTGTATTTGACACAAAATTAGATGTTTCAGTTATTGCAGTTCTTGTTAATGTTTTTAATTGTACGGTAGAAGCTAATAATCCGCTTTTACCTAAGTCTTGAGCTATATTTATCATAGCTTTATTTTGAGTCATTCCTGTTTTGACTATACCTTTTATTTTTCTTTGTTCTAAAATACTTATAGATGCTAATTGTTGACTATATGTTCCATTTGATCTAATAATTAAATCATTAACTTTTAAAGTATCTTTTACACCTTTAGCTTTATAAATATTATTTAATGCTTTAGTAAATATACTTTTATAAAATCTAGCACTAACTGCAGATAATTTATTTAATTCACTAATACCATCTTTATATATTTTTTTATAAGTTAAACGAATTTCAGTATTTAATCTTCTAGTTAAAACATTTATATTTGTTGTACCAGATAATGCTACAATTCGTTGTAACTTTATTTTGTGTGACGCTAAAATTTTATCAATTTCAGTATCCAATCTCTTTTCGTAAAGAGTAAGTAATGCACGGTGTTTCAGCATTCTTGAATATACATCATCGTTTATAGACATTTATTTTTCCTTAATCAATAGATTTGATTTTAGAAAGTTCATCATCAACTACTTTAGCATGATGGACAATTAAAATCTCAGCATTATTAACATCAATTTGTAATCTTGCTTTGTTAGTTCTTTGTGTTGATAAGGCAATTAAACTATTTCTCATATTTTCGTTTAAATCCTTTTCATAATATTTTTTATCATTAATTACTATCGATTTATTTTCTTCTTGTTTATTTTCTATTATCATATCAATTTATTTTCTTTTTCTTTTCTTTTTAGGTTTTTCTTCTTTCTTCTTTTTAGAAGATTTTTTCTTTCCATAAGCCATATTATTTGCCTTTTCTTTTAGCAGCTAATATTTTATCTCTTAAACCTTTTGGAAGTTTCATTTGTTTTGCAGTAAGTTTAGCCTTACCTGCACTTTTCTTAACACTACTTTTTCTTTTATAAGCCATTTTTAAGTATCTTTCCCAGGTTGTTGTATACATGCAAATTTAATTAATATTTGATATTCATTAATTTGCTCAGTTGTATATTCATTTAATATTAATTTAGATTCGAAATAACCTTTTTGTAAACAATCATTCCAATCATTATATTGACCAGGTTTTATTATACCTGGACTACATTGCTGTGCAATAGCAGAGCAAATATACATAGTTAATATAAATTTCATATATTAACCCCACAAATTACCAGTAATTGAACCTTTACTATATTCAGTAGCTCTATTTTCAAAGAAATTAGTATGTTCAACACCATTAATAACCCAATCAAGCCAGCTTAACGGATTTTCTTTAATTTTATAATTTGGTTTTAAAGATAATTGTAATAATCTTTTATCAGCAATATATCTTATATATTGTTTTACTTCTTCAGGTTTTAATCCACGAATACCACCCATTTCAAAAGCTAAGTCAATAAATTTATCTTCTAAGTCTACCATATCTCTACATGTTTGATATAATTCAGCCTTAAAATCTTCTGTCCATACTTCAGGATTTTCTTTTACTAATGTATGAAATAATTTAATCATTGATTCAACATGATGTGTTTCATCTCTAATAGACCAAGTAACAATTTGGCACATGCCTTTCATTTTTCCAAATCTTTGAAAGTTTAAAAGCATTACAAATGATGCAAATAATTGTAAACCTTCTCCAAATGCAGAAAAACAAGCAATATCTCTTATTAAACCTTGAGTACCTTTACCCTTAGATTTAAAAAGATATTCATGTTTATTAGCCATTTCTTTATATTCTTGAAATGCTTTAAAATTAGTTAATTGTGTTTCACCAATAGTATCATTTAATAATGAATAACTATGAACATGATTAGCTTCAGATGAAACAAAAGATGAAAGCATCATTCTTACTTCAGGAGATTTAAATTTTGGAATATATCTATCCAAATATGCTTGTGCAATATCTACATCACCTTGAGTAAAGAATTTTAATATTTGAGATACTAAATTCTTTTCTTCTTCAGTTAATCTTTCATTCCAATCCCTTACATCTTCATGCAATGGTACTTCACTAGGAAGCCAATGCATCTTCTGCATTGTTTCATATGCTTCAAACGCCCATTCATAATCGAAAGGCTTATAATAATTTCTAGTATCAAATAAACTCATTTTTTTTTAATCTTTCTGTTAACCTTCACAAGCTAAACAATCAGCTTCAGGTATTATTGTTCTTTCAACTTTTTTACTTACTAATTCAGCACGTTTAATTGCTTCACTTCTACAGTAATATAAAGTTTTTAATTTTTTCTTCCAAGCTAACATATGTGTATCATGTAACTCTTTAATATTAACATCAGCAGGAACAAATAAATTTAATGATTGACCTTGACAAATAAATTCTTGTCTATCAGCTGCATGTTCAATAACCCAGCTTTGGTTAATTTCAATTGCAGTTTTAAATACATCTTTTTCCCAAGCTGATAATTCTTTAATGTGTAAAACAGAACCTCTATTACCTAAAATTGAAGTCCATGTTTTTTCATTATTAATTCCTTTTGTTTCTAATAATTTTTCTAAAAATTTATTTTTAACAAGAAAAGAACCAGACATAGTCTTTTGAACATAAGCATTAGCTCTAAAAGGTTCAACACTTGGAGAAGTAGTTCCACAAATAATTGAACTTGAAGCATTAGGAGCAACAGCAAGTAAATGAGCATTTCTCATTCCAGTGCCTTCCATATCCGGAGCTTCACCTCTTTTTACGGCTAATCTTTGAGACTCTTTAACAGCTTCATCTTTTATGTGTTTAAACATTATTTTATTTTTAGCTTTTGCCATAACAGATTCAAATACAATATTATTTTTTTGTAAATAAGCATGAAAACCCATAGCACCAAGACCAATAGATCTTTCTTGTGTAGCACTAAATTTTGCTCTAAATACACTATCAGGTGCATTTTCTATAAAACTTTGTAATACATTATCTAAAAACCTAACTATATCAGATATAAATAATTTATCATTTTTCCATTCATCATATTTTTCTAAGTTAACAGAAGATAAACAACACACTGCTGTTCTATCTTCATT